TAGCGTTGTGGACTGGACTGCTTCCCACGTGCTTCCCACGGATGCGACAGCGCGCGATATACCTAACGATATCAACGACTTACCAACGTATTCGCGTTTAGGTCCACATAACAGCGTCGATGCATCTATCCCGCATGATGTGCACGATGTGCATGATACACCCGGCCGACCCGAAAACGGGGCCCCAGCTCGGCCGGTAACTGGGACCCCCTACAGGGGCGGGCACTCCCCCCTATCAGGAAAAACGGGTCCCCCGTCAGAACAGACAGGTACCGTGTACCCCAGCGCGGAAGAGCTGTTTGGTAAAAGCGAATGAAGATCGTCACCGGCTTCAAGCCGCAACCCGGGCCGCAGCACCATTTCCTGACCTGCCCGGCCGATATAGTCGTCTACGGTGGTGCACGCGGAGGTGGTAAAAGCTTCGCGAGCCTCGGCGAGTTCTGGTGCCACGCCGAGGACTGGGGCCCTGCCGCCAAGGGCCTGATGCTGCGGCGAAGCCGCGAGGATCTGAAGGACACCATCGACGTTGCCCGGCAGATGTACGGGGATGCCGCCGAATGGAAGGACAAGGAGAAACAGTTCCGCTTCCGCAATGGTGCGGTCTTTCACATGGCGTATCTGGAGAACGATGCCGATGCCATGAACTATCAGGGCTGGAGCCTCACGCGTGTTTACGTTGAAGAGCTTACACAATACGCGTCTTCCGCCGGAATATTTCGGCTATTCGCCACTCTGCGTACGACTTCAGGTGCCCGTTGCCAATTTCGGGCTACCTGTAATCCCGGCGGTCCCGGACATCACTGGGTCAAGAACTGGGTCATCGACAACGGGCCCTACCGGCCCGTCAAGGACGCCGACACCGGCCTTATACGCATATTCATACCGGCAAGGATAAGCGACAACCCGAGCCTGCTGAATAACGACCCGAACTATATCAATCGCCTCCGGGCCTCGGGTTCTCCCGCGCTGGTTCGCGCGTGGCTCGACGGCGACTGGAACATCATCGAGGGCGCGTTCTTCCCCGAGTTTGATCCCACCCGCCACGTCATCACGCCGCCCCGTTTCCCGCTACACTGGACCCGCTTCCGCAGCATGGACTGGGGCAGCGCTTCTCCCTTCTCCATCGGCTGGTGGATAGTCGTTCAGGAAGACATGATCCATGACAAAAGGCGGCTCCCCAAGAACGCGATTATCCGTTATCGAGAATGGTACGGGGCATCCTCCCCCAACAAGGGCCTCAAACTGCCTGCCGACGCGGTTGCCAAGGAGGTTGTACGTCGTGAAACCGACGGAAAAGGCTTCCGAGAACCCATCGCTTACGGAATTATGGACCCTGCTGCGTTCGCGGTCGTGTCAGGACCGAGCATTGGTGAAATCTTTGCAAGACACGGCGTCTATTTCCGGCGTGCCGATAACTCGCGTGTCTCTACGCCAAAACGGATGGGTGGTTGGGACCAAGTCCGCTGGCGGCTCATCGGCGACGAAGACGGCGACCCCATGATGTTCTTCGTCGATCACTGCCGCGACGCCATCCGCACGCTGCCGATGCAGCAGCACGACGACAACCGCCCCGAGGACCTCGACACAGAAGGCGAGGATCATGCGGTAGACGATATTCGCTATGCGTGTATGAGCCGACCATTTGGCGCTAGGGTTGAAGCCGACGAGGATCTTAACCCTCTCAGGGTCTCCAACGCTTTCAAGCTCGACGAACTACAATAGCGGGTGTATGAGGGTCCAAAGGGGCCCCAGATATGGCGGAGCAGGACGACAGGCAGGTGTCGGATCGCGAGCGGCTGCGGGATGCTTTCGCGCAACTGCTGCTGGCGCAGGGCACCGCCGGGGCCCAGAAATATCTGGCGGGAGGCAGTCCCGAGGCGGTGCCGATGGAAGCGGTCTGGCAAGCGCAGGCCCGCAGCCAGTTTCCACCATCTCCTTCCCCTGCCGGTGTGACGCGCGCCCCCCTGTTCGACCGCAAGGACACCCTCATCACGCCGCTCGATATCCAGCGTCCGGAGGGCTACAGCATCGACAACGACGTGAAAGCGCCGACGCGGTTTATCGGCGGCGACGACCCCCATCTGCGGTTTCCAGTGCAAGGCGAGACGGTCAGGCCCAATCCCGCCGAGGCTCCGTTCGGTGGCAAGGGCCTCGTCGTCGGCGAATACAAACCGCCCGAGAAGAGAGATAAGAAGAAGGGCAAACGCTGATGGCCGAAACTTCCTACACCAAGGGTGAGGAACGGCCTCCCGGTGCCGACATCCGCAGCCCCGAGGGCGACGACCCCGACAAGCCCGATGTCGCTGCCGCCTCGACCGATCCCACCGACGTCGATACCAGCTTCTGGGAAAAAGCTCTGGCGGATGCTGAGCGTGCCGAAAAGGACTGGCGCGCGAGGGGAAGAGAGATCGTCCAGATCTATCGCGGCGACATCCCCATCACCCGCCCCCGAACCGGCAAAACAAGCGGCAGTTCCTACACTTCCAGCCGCCAAGGCACCTCCAGCACGTTCAATATCCTGTACGCAAATACCGAAGTGATGCTTCCGGCTTCCTACTCGAAGCCGCCCGACCCGGTCGTTCGCTCCAGATTTGTCAAGAAATCGGCGGTGCCCGCACCGCCCCCGCCGCCGCCGATCATTCCCGGCGGCTTCGGCCTGCCGCCGCCGGGCATGGGATCTCAACCTCCCATGCCCCCGGGCGCGGGCCCTCCGGGCGCACCGCCGCCGCCGATGGGCCCGCAAGGCCCGGGCGCGGCTCCCGTGCCACCCGGGGGCCCGATGCCGCCCCAACCTCCACCACCTCCCGGCGCTTCGCCCCCTACCCCAGTCGTGCCGGGAGTAGGAGCCCCGCCATCAGCGATGCCTGAGGGTGGCGGGGCTCCGCCGCCGCCACCTCCCCCGCCCGGGATGCTTCCCGGCTCCCCCACGATGGCCGCAGCCCAGCAGCCGATGGGGCCGCAGACGGTGCCGCAACCGGCACCGATGCCTGCCGGAATGCCCAGCCAGCAGGACATCGAGACCGCCGCTGCCGTGATGGAGAAGGCGCTCGAAATCGTCGTTGACGACGAGGCTTCCCACGAAGCCGTGAAGGCTGCCGTCAGGGACATGCTGCTGCCCGGTCGCGGCATCTGCCGCGTGCGCTGGAAGCCGGTCATCAAGAAGGTGCCGGTCGAGGACCCGGTGATGGGCGGCCCGCTGACGGACCCGGCCACTGGGCAACCTCAGATGAAAGACGCGAAAGTCTGGGAGACCGTCGATGACGAGTATGTCTTCTGGGAAGATATTCTCATCGACCCTGTCCGCCAGCACGGCGACGTCGAGTGGGTCGCGTTCCGGCACCTGTTCGCCGAGAAGGCCCTCAAGGACGAGTTCGGCGAGAGCGAAAAACTTCAGAAGTACATCAAGGAGAACAAGCTCTCGGAGCTTTTGAAATGGACCGAGGAAACCGCCGCCAAGTCACCCGTGGGTGGGGGCCCGGCCCCCAAAACCGCTGGCAGGCTGGATACGGTGGTGCGGAAAGCGATGGTCTGGGAGATCTGGAACAGAAGCACCCGCGAAGTGCTCTGGATCATCCGCGAGGGCGGCGGCTGCGCGCTGCGTGTCGATCCCGATACCTTGGGCCTTCAGGGCTTCTATCCGATCCCGAAACCGATCTGTGCCGTTGTCACGACCGATACGATGATCCCGAAGGCGTTCTATGATCTTTACGCTCATCTGGCCGCTGATCTGGACGACACCTCCCGACGCATCTCAGACCTCACCGCCAAAATTAAAGTCAGAGGCGGCTACAACGCCGCCAACAAGGATATCGCCAATCTACTTACTGCTGATGATGGCAAGCTCCTCCCTGTTGACGGTGTGGATCTTATGTCGGGTGGCCTCCAGAATCATATCTGGCTTGTCCCGATACTGGAGTGGGTGAACGCGCTCAAAGAACTCTACATGAGCCGCGACCAGCAGAAGAACGCGATCTACGAGATCATCGGCATCGCCGATATCATACGCGGCGCGACCAACCCGTACGAAACCGCCACCGCGCAGCGCATGAAGGGCACCGTCGGCGCGGGACGGATGACAGGTGTGAAAGCATCTGTCGCCAACTTCGTCCGCGACCTCATGCGGCTGAAAGCGGATATCATCGCGCGTAACTTCGATGCCGAAACCCTGACCCAGATGACCGGCGAAGAGGTCACGCCGCCTGTGATGGAGATCCTGCGCAGCGATTTCATGCGGTTCTGCACCATCGACATCGAGACCGACAGCACGGTCGAGACCGACGAAGCCACCGAGAAAGAAGCCAACGCCCAGATCATGCAGGTGATCGGCGGCACCATGCAGGCTGCTGGCGGCCTCTTGCAAACCCAGCTGCTGCCGCCGCCGATGATCATCAACATGACGCTGGAAATGATCAAGATGCTGCTCCACCCGGTCAGACACTCCCGGGGCGTCATCGACATGATCAACGGCTATCAGGAGATGCTGGGCGCGTACATGCAGATGGACCCGACCGGGGCCCTGATGCGCCCGCCACCGCCGCCGCCGGGTCCCGGTGGACCCCCGGG